CAGCGCCAGCGCGCCGACGCCGAGCCAGAGTCCGGGACCGGCATGCGGACGCGCCTGTCCGCTTACCTCGACGGCAGCCGCGCGGCCCTGCACCGTGCGCCCGCCCGCCCGCAGGTTGCGCGCACGCCGCCGCGCCCGGTGGCTGGAGGCCAGCCCGCCCAATACCGTGGCAATCATTCCCTGCATCGACATTCCTTCCGCGCGGCGCCGCCGTGGCCGCTTATCGCGCAGGTCTAGCGGAGGGAAGGAGAAAAGCATGCAGATACGGCCGAGTAGCTGCACGTTGAAGGCTGTTTTATGCAGGTCATCCCGCCTTTTGTGCGGCTCGTCGCAATCCGCTGTCACCCTGGACGGGCCTCGGATACAGTGCATCCATCGAAACCCCACCCGCAAGGAGAACACCGTGAAGATCGCCAAGCACATGGAAGTCGTTTTCGTCGTTGCACTCGCCGCCGCCGGCTCGTTCAGCTACTTCGCCGATGGCGTGAAGCCGGCGCAAGCCCGCCCCGCCGCCATCCAGGATTCGAGCATCGCCACCGAAACCAGGATGGCTGTCGTGGTCGTGAAGGGCAAGCGTCCGAGCGCCGCCGAGAAACAGCAAATGCTGCTGGCCGATCGCCGCGCTCCAGGGAGCACGATTTGATGTCCCGCGCGCGCCGGGCACTGCCTTGATCGGGGCATGCCCGGCAGCGGTTTCGCTGTAAAGTCTTTCCTTCCCCTCGCCTTTCCCCTCCCGTTCTTCTCCAGCTTGTCACACTGAAGCAGCAATCTGTTTCAGATGTAAATATGTGCACTCCGAAGCGCGCCCGTAGATAAAGGCTTTCTCGGATTTTTACAGAAATCCGTTCAAAATATTCTCAAATCACTTCGCCTTGATTGCCTTCCAGCCGCCCCGCAGGTCATCATATTTGAGCGTCATCTGCGCGCTCTTGTGGCCCAGCATCGCCTGCGCGAAGTCGGCGCCGAACTCCTCCCGGTAGAGCCGTTCCGACAAGCTGCGGATTTCGTGGAATGATGGCGGCGTACGCCCCTCCTCGGCCTCGATGCCAGCCTTCTCTCGCGCCTTCTGGAACGCTACGGCTATGCGCGGGCCCTGCACCTTGTCGCCAGGCTTGGCCACAACCGATCGCTCGGTGTAATGCACCAGGTGGCGGCTCACGATCAGGTCACGGCACGCGGTAACGACCTCCCCCACTGAAATGCCCACCTTCGCCAGCCGGATCGCGCCGTCGATCTGCAGCTTCGTCTCGCCGCCCGACTTGCCTTGAGCGACGTGCAGGAGGCCGTCCTTGTAGTCGGCGAACTTCATGTTGGCGATGTCGTCGCGCCGCTGGCCGGTCACGAGGGCCAACATCATTGCGTTCTTCGCCCACGTCGGCGCCTGCGCGTGGATCGCCCAGAATTGCTCAAGGCTCAGTCGCTCGCGCTTCACCTTGTATTCGGGGTTGAACGTCGCCGCCACCGGGTTCTTTCCGACCTCGATCACCCCCTGGGTTTCCGCCCACCTGAAGATGTCGCTGAGTTTCGACCGCATGTTGCGCGCCATGGCCGGTCCGCTCGCTTTCGCAAACTCGGCCAGGTACGTTGCGATGTGGACGGTCTCGATGGCCTTCATGCGCATCTTCCCGATGTCGGACTTTTCCAGCCTGCTGAGCAGGTGGTTGGCGCCGTTCAGGGTGTTCGCCGTCGGCTCGGTCTTCGCCGCCCACAGCTCCTTGTACACTGGCAGCCATCCGGCCAGGGTGTAATCGGTGCGGCCCAGCACCCAGTCCACGAGCGACGACGGCTCGCGGGTGGCGAGCGCGGCGTTTGCGGCCCGCGCCGCCTGGATGGCCTTGGCCCGGTCCCGCCCGACGCCCTTCTGTGTCTTCTTTTCCGGATCGCGGTAGGAGTAATAACCCGCCGTGTTCACGTACAGGTTGGGCGGGAGCGCCCGATTTTTTGCTTGCCTTGCTCGCCCCATATCAGCTCACGTATCGTGCGTCGCGCCTCACCTGCCACGACTTCCCCACCTTCGTCGGCTGCGGCTGGATGTGCCCGTCGTGGACCCAGCGGCGCAGCGTGTTCTCGTGCGGGACTTTAGAAAACATCATTGCGGCCCATTCCTGCAAGGTGACGTACCGCGACTGGATCGTTTGTTTCGTTACTGACATTATTGTTCACCTTTCCCGCCTACCGGCGAATTGTTAGGGGATGGGGCAGCTACCAGCATCGCTGAGTAACGCGACTTGTTCATCAAATCTTGCTGAGCACTCATCGAGTCGAGCGCCACCATAGGCAGCGGAGCGTTGCGGGCGGCACTCAGCATTTCCGGGGTCGGATTTATCGGAACAAGTCTCCACGCATCCCCGGCCTGCTCGGTGCTCACTGGTGCAGTGGGTTGGGCTGCGCTGCGAGCGGCGCGGGCCTCCTCGAACTCTCGGATCGCCTCAAAGACTTCCTTTGCCTCGGCATGTTGTTTCGGGCCACAAACGCAGTCTTCTTCGTCCTCCGCCTCGTCCTGCATGTAGTTGAAGGCGTACACCTTTGCGGCGCGGAGAAGGCGCTCGGCCTCTACGTCCAGCTCGCGTGCGGCGACAATTGGTTCGATCCGCGTCCGGTGAGTCTTGGAGCAGTTCTCGCACAGCACCGCCCAATCGCCTAAGTAGCCAAGGCGCATACCACTGCGCTCGTTGATTGCGGGGTCTTCAAACTGCTCCTTGCCCGCGATCCTGAACGGCGGCGTGTCGCGGTATTCCGGCTTACTCCATTCGTAGCCAAGCTCAGAATCGTAGAATGCTTTTTGATCGCATACGTCACAAAGCCGGTAATCTGCTGCTGCCATTATTTCATTCCTTTCAAATTCTTCGGTGTGCACCACGGCTTATTGCTCGCCCAAGAGTGGCCGCAGTCGGCGCACTCGGGTGGGCACTGCGTAGGCTTCGGCGGGTACAGGTGCAGGTAGACCGGCGGGCCGAACCAGAGGATCAGCGCCGCCAGCAGCCACAGGGCGAGGCCGGGGCGGGTCACGCGCTTTCGTCCAAATTCGCAACGGCGTCATTTGGGTCAGTCTTCGTCAGCAGCTCTTGAGCCAAGCACGCGCGCTTCCAGTATTGCTGCGCGGTCGGCGATGGGCTGTCGCGCCACGTTCCGGCAGTGATGGCAAAGCCGTCCATCTTGGCCAGCGCCGCTGCTAGTGATTCGGTTTCCCAGACAATCTGTTTTTCGCTGCGCGGCTTGCGGTCTGCCGGTGCCGCTGCGCGCTCGGAGACAGCATCCATGATGTCGATGGCGAAGGCGTCCAGCCCTTGCTGGGTGAAGTCGTAATACTCGCCGCCGCTTGCCATGTTGGCGTGGGTCAAGGCCAGTTGACGCACCGCCGATTCGCTCAGGCGCGCGCCCTTCGCCACCTGACCGGCTTGCCCTGCGCTGACCTCGGCAAGATGATGGCAGGATTCGTAGCCCATACTCGAACAGTAGCAGCAGTGTGACGCGGTTTGCCCTGCGCTGGCAGGTGCAGGGTAATCCTCGCTGCCTTCGGCTTCCGACAGGCGCATGTGGGGCTTCGGCATTGGCTTCAGCGGCGGCAGTTCTGCAATATCCGCTACCTGCGGGGATGGAGCACGACGAGCGAGGGCGATCAACGCATCGAAATTTGACGCGTTCAGCGCAACTACTTCATAGACGCGGGCTTCGTCTAATTTATCGACTCCAAGGAAATCGTCAGCTTTCTCAGCAAGCAATGATTTATCGGCAGTCATCAAAGCAACTTCGCGGCCAAAGCCATCGAAGAACGTTGACGCGAACATTCTGCGAGTCTTGATGTTGTCGAGGCCCAGCACGGCTGCGCCTGCGGTGATCTGGTCGTTCGTGAGGGTGGTGGTCATGCTACTTTCCTTTGTTCGATGATTTGGCCGCCCCACTGCAGGGCGAATGCTTCGGCGATAGCTGGGTCGGTGCGGCTGCGCTCGCGCTCGCGGTTCGGTCCCGGTGGCATCAGGTGACATGCCGCCTTGATCTCGCCCGGGGCGTAATCGGTTTTGCGGTGCGTCGTTTTCAGCAGCGGCAATCCTTTGATCCACAGCGCAGCGGCTTTCGTGAACGGCGAGCCGAACATCCACGGCTGGACGATCTGGTCGTACTTCCCGATGTGCTGCATCGCAAGCCCGTGCGGCATCGAGTTTTCCAGCACGATCTTGGGAATGTCGCAGTTCTTGAGGGCATTGAAGAACTCGACGCCTTTCAGGAAATCGTCCATTCGGTTCGGGTACGCCGGGTGTCGGCGGCGTTCTTCGGCGGGCAGGTGCGTATCCTCCGGGTGGTACATCCAGCGGATGCCGGCCAGCGTGTTGAACGTGCAGTAGGGGTGCGCGATCATCATGTCGAAGCTCTCGGCACCCGACTTGATGACTTCCAGCAGATCGCCCTGGATATGCCAGCCGTTCGGAGCCTCGGTAGCGCGCAGGTCGCACGAGACCGCAGTGTGACCAAGCCGGGCGAATGCATCGCGTACGCGCCCCGAGTATTCGCAGCCGATGAGGATCTTCATTCCCCTGCCTCCGAGTTATGGGTAGTGGTGGGGCGCGCCATGGCTTGGATGGCCGCATCCGCTTCCTGCCAAACTGCATGTTCGTCGCCCATGTCTTCCAGCTCCATGTCGCAGCGATCCTCTTCTTCGCGGCGAATATTCCAAATCGCGCGCGCCACGGCGGCCCGCACCTGGTCGGCAGTCTGTGCCGCTCCAATAGTGGAGGCGGCGCGCAGTCGCTCGTTTTCGAAGATGATGGCCTGCACAGCCTTGATCGAGTCGTAGTCGCCACGAACGAACAACTTGCCCGAACCGTCGCCAACGCCCAGCATGGTCCCACCCGTATTGGCAGGAGCTGCGGCGCGCTCGATGCGGGCGATGACAGCCTGAACGAAATTCGGCAGTTGCTGTGCCGTGAACGTGATGGGACCGTACAGGCCGGCGCCACGCGATTCATACTCGGCCGCGAGGTCAAACATCCACTGGTCGTCGGCCGGGGCATCGCCCGAGGTAGCGGCAGGCTCGTCGAACTCCAGGCTGTCGGCGCTCGGGCGCTCGCCGTGCTTCTGGCGGCGCTGCGGCGAGATCGTCGCCGGCAGGATCGCGGCGATGTTCTCCGGCGTGCCAGCGGCAACGTACTGCTGCGGCTCGGTGTCGGGGATTGCAGCCATCGCGCAGGCGGTGCCGGTGAAGTCCAGCAGCGCGGCGCCGGCGGCGGCCATCTGGTTCGCCAGCTCGGTGCGCTTCGTGTTGATGTCGTCGTTCATGGTCTCTCCCCTATTCTTAGAAAAAGCCCTGGAGCTGGTCCATCACGCTGTCCAGGTCGTCGCGGCTGTAGTTGGTCAAAATGTGCTTCAGGATCACGTTCACGGTGGCGTTGTAGAGATCGTCGAACTCGGCCTGATCCATGCTGGCGAAGCTGATCGACTTGGCCGTCAGCCGTGTCTCGCCGCGGAGATTTACGGCCATCTCGTAAAACCCGGCCAGGCACACCACGTCGTTGCGAAACTGGTCGAAGTTTTTGCCGACGACCCGGCCCTTGTACGTGTTGGCGGCCGGCTCCCAGTGGTCGAAGGCCAGGTTCAGCAGCGCGAAGTATTTCCGGTGGAACTTCGGATTGCGCTGCTGCTTCACCGTGGCGCGCACGGCGGCGCCGGTCTTCAGCTTGGCGATGTACTCGGCCGCCTGCGGATCGATCGGGGCCAGCACGCCGCCCGGCATCTTGGTCAGCACGATCTCTTTCACGGCGTCACCTCTTGGCGCACGGTCACGAAGTCCACGCAGATCAGGCGCTCGATGATCTGGCGCGGCGCCAGCTCGAAAGCCTCGACCAGGGCGTCGACAATCTGGACGTCGGTCGGCTCGGCGTGGAAAGCGTCGGCCAGGTCTACCAGCTGGCCGTGTTCGATGTCGAGGATCATGCGGCCTCCGCGAGTGCTGGCGCGCCGGCGCGCAGGATCGCCACGTTGGCCTGTACCAGGCTGTCGAACTTCACCAGCTGCAGCACCATCGCGTCGATGAAGGCGTCATCGCGGTGCACGCGCTTCACGTACAGGTCTTTGCCGACGGCGGCCAGGGCCGGAACGTACATGATGAAGTCGCAGTACTGGCGGCCAGTCAGCCACATGCCTCCTTGCATTTGATGGTCATACTCGGATGTGTCGCCAGTCGCCCACATGGCCATGATCTTCACGCTGTCGATCGGCGCTTTGATCTCAATGAGGCCGTCATCGTCGACCAGGCCGTCGCTGCTGTAGCCGAAAACGTGGTCGCTATCGACGCAGATGCCGGCTTCGGTCACAAGGGCGCCGGTGCGGGCCTCGTACTCGATGCGCGCAGCCCCTTCCATCTGGTGGCCACGCTCGAGCATCCACGCTTTGGCTGGCTCGCCCAATGGCTCGCCGCTGACCCGCTCAAACGCCAGGTCGGCAGCGTAACGGCGCGCGGTATCCGACGGCTGCTCAATACGCTCGCCAGCCAGGGCGCGGCGGATACAGTCGGCAGTTGGGGCGGCCTTATAGCCCGCACCGATTGCGGCCGCCTTGGGGGTGAACCCATCGCGGATCAGACCGACGTAGGTGGCCTGTTGTTCGGTCAGCCCGCCGATGGTGCTTATCGCGTCCGCGAAGCACGACGCAGTGATAAGGCCAGCGCGCGCCGCGTGCCACTCCGGTGTCCCTTGCTGGCATTCGATGAACTTCATGCCTCGGCTCCTGCAGTGCGTTGGTAATCGGCTTCCTCTGGCGACGCGGCCGGCGCCGGCGCTTCCATTTCGACGGTGCGCGCCTCGTCGGCGGCTTTCATGCGGGCGCGGTGGCCGGCGATGGCTTCCTTCAGCTTCGCGTGGTCGGCTGGCTGCTTGGCGAACGTGCCGTTGTTCTCGCGCCAGAACTTCAGAGCTTCGGCGTCGGTGGTGGTGCGCAGCGCGGCGGCGATGACCGGGGCGACATCGACCAGACCTTCGGACCGCGCGTTGATGTCGACCAGCCCTTCCCCGCCGTCGGTGTTCAGGTGGTGGATGGCGGTTTCCAGGCGCTCGGTCTTCGGCCAGTATTTGTAGGCCTGCTTCACGCACGTCTTCTTGATCATTTCGCCGGCGTCGGTCACCCATGGGCACGACTTGATTTTCTTCGCCTGGTAGGACTTCCAGGCCTCCGAACGGTCGCGGATGTCGTACACGTCGCCGATTTGCATGGCATGGGTCAGGTAGTCGCCGTCGGCAGTCTTCACGACCACGTACACGCCGATGATGTCGCCCCGGTCCTTCGAGAACGGGTTGAAGGTGTGGGTCGGCGGCTCGTCGAAGCGGCCACGCGAGAAGCCGTCGTTGGCGCGCACCAGCTCGGCCTGCGCCCACTTGATCGAGCCGGTGGCCATGGCCAGGTCCATCAGGCCCATATAGCTGATGTCGAGGCAGATGGCCTGCTGCTGGCCGACGCGGCGCGGCACCAGGTACGCCTGCTTCTTAGCCGGGTTCAGGCTGATGCCGATGGCGGCGATGTTCTTGACCGCGTTGATCACCGACGCGCGGTTGCTGGTAGCGACGCTCAGGGCGAAGTCGTTGGCGCCCAGGATCTGCACGGCGAAGCCGGCTTCCTGCTCGAACTTGATCGAGCGGTCGGACAACAGCGTCATGAAGTCGTCCTTGATGGCGTTGATCTCGCCGGTAATCAGGGTCAATGCGTTGCTCATGGCAGTCTCAAAATCCTTGCAAATAGGTGCGCACTGCGCGGGTCATTGCCTTGCGCGGGCCGAAGCCGGCGCGCAGGGACAGGCGGTACTGGGTGTAAAGGTGGCGGATCATCACCACCCCCTGATCGCGTCGCGCTGGCGGAGCAGCTTGACCTGGTGGCGGTACTCGCGCGCCTCGGCGCGGGCCAGGGCTTCGCGCGTCACCAGCAGGCGGTAGGCTTCGCTTTCCGAGCCTTTCATGCGCCAGGCGTTGAGGCACAGGGCCAGCGGCTTGAGCAGCTTGCGCACGAAGCGGCGCGGGATGCGGTAGAGGGTCAGGGCGGTCATGGCGGTCCTTAGTAAGCGATGCTGACGGCCGGCACCTTGCCGGACGCGATCAGGGTGATGCACTGTTTGGCGCATTCTTCGGTCAGGCCGCCGGCAACCAGCGCGGCCAGCGCGGCACGGTTCACGCGCCCCTTATGTGCCTTGTTCGCTTCGCGGCGCGCCAGCTCGGCAGCGGCAGCGGTCTGCTCGGCGGCCACGCGCTCCTGCTCGCGGCGCACGGCTTCGGCGGCCTGGCGTTCAGCGGCGGCAGCAGCTTCCTTGGCTTGGCGCTCGGCGCGATCCTTGGCTTCCTGCTCCTGGCGCTCGGCGCGGGCGGCGGCGTCGATGCGTTCCTGCTCGGCGCGCTGCTCGGCTTCGACGCGGCGGCGCTCGGCGGTCTCGGCGGCCAGCTTCAGTTCCAGTTCGCGGCGGGCGGCGGCTTCGCGCTCGGCGGCGGCGCGGGCTTCGGCCTCTTCGGCGGCGCGAGCAGCTTCAGCGCGGGCACGTTCTTCAGCGGCGCGAACGATTGCGGCCTCGCGCTCCAGGCGCTCACGCTCGGCGGCTTCGGCGCGCAGGCGGGCCAGCTCAGCCTCGCGCAGCTCGAACTCCACCCGCTCGGCCAGTCGACGGCGCAGCGCCTGCAGAACTTCGTCCTTCGCTTCCAGCGCCTGGGGCTTGAACTCTTCCCAGTCCGTGCCGATCACCAGCGGCTCCAGGTCGGCGACTGCCTTGGACAGGTCGACCGAATCCACCGCGGCTGCGCCGGTGTTGCGCAGGTTTGCCAGGCGCTCGGCCAGGTCGGCGACGCGCTGTTTTTCGCGCTGCTCGATAGCTTCCAGCGCTTCCTGGTGCACGCCGATCATCGCTTCGATGCGAGCGTTGATCTCGGCCGCTTCGGCGTCGATGGCGCGGCCGATGCGCAGCGATTCGGCCTTGGCTTCCTTGCGGGTGCGTTCCAACGCGCCCTTGGTCTGGCGCAGAGCGTGCACGTGGCTGCGCGCCTCCTTGTTCCCCTTCGGCGATTCGTAGTCGAACACCAGCGTGGCGTTCTTCTGCTCCAGCTCGACCAGCTGCGCGTAGAACGGCCGGTATTCGGCGACCGCGCTCACTTCCTTTTCCAGCACATCCATGGTTTCTCCTGTTGTGTTATTCGTGGACTACAGCAGAGCACCCCGGTTTCCCCCGAAACACTGGTTGAATGAATGTCCAGTTGGGGCGCTCTGCTGTAGTGCCTGTCTGTTCCAGGCCGTCAGGGCATTCGAGATCCCGCTCCCTCAATTTCCTGACCCGAGATTCAGGGCAAGCCGCGCGTTGTGCTGCCGGGCGCGGCGCTCGGCGTTCGGTCAGGCTGCTTGTCGGTGCCAGATGGCGCGCTCTACCCTGCCCTCGCGCTCCGATGCGCGGCGCAGTTCGGCGGCGCTCGGCAGCTTCGCGTTGCACCACTTCGTCAGGTCGTCGAACAGCTGGAGGTGGATCACTGGGTGCAGGCTGATGTTCGTGCCAGTCAGCGCGACGTCGAGAACCGTGTAGCCGTCTTCTTCGGTGTTCGTGCCGTAGAGGTCGAACATGCGGCCCTCAATCAGGTAGCTGGTCAGCAGCTGCAGGTCCGGCGCAACGCGGGGCTGTTGGTGGATGGGGATGCGGTTCATGGCGCGCTCCGATCAGGCAATCGCCAGTTCGCGGACCAGCTCAGCATGGCGCGCCGAGGCGGCAGCTTTGGCGACGGCAGCGGTGGCCAGGCGCTCAGCGTGCTGCTTGCCGGCCTCGACCATCACGCGCGCTTCGGCGGCGGTGATCTTGGCAAGGCCCTTGTGCGGCACGAACGAGTAGAACTGCTCCTTGCGCGACAGCACGTAGGCATCCGGGGCGTAATCGCCTGGGGTTGCCACTGCTGCGACCACTTCCAGGCCGGCCACGAAGCCAACCTTGACGATCTGCCCTACCGTCCACTGCTGTTTGCTGTTGCTGATCATTTCGCTCTCCAGTTCGCTCAGGTGCTGAGCTCGTTTCGTTGGAGATACTATATCAATTGATAAAGTAGAGGTCAAGCGTTTGATAAAGAAATTTATCAAAAACGCGGAGCGTGGAAGGCAGGGACGAAAAAAAGCCCGCGCGCGGCGGGCTGTATGGAGTGGTTTGGCGTCAGCTTGGGGTTGAGCTGGCGGCCGCGCTCAGGCCGAAAAAGAATCCAAGGTAGTAAAAGAACCCGGTATTTGGCCGACCGATGATTTCGATCCCTTGAAGGAAGCTAACCCCGAATAGCGAGAGAAGCCAAGACAGGAGATTTACGCAGACGGTGAGCGGGAAAATCAGGCCATGCCAGAAGCCAGAGAAAAAGCCGTAAGGATCATCGTATGGCACATCGACGTAATGGCGGGCGCAGCCCGACAGCGCCAGGAGCAACGCAAGCAATACGCATGCGCGACCTGGCGGCAGCTTCAATTACACACCACCGTGTTTTGCACATAGACGCCGGTGAGCGTGCACACGACCGGCCGATTCGCCGCACGCTGGCGGTCCTGCTCGGCCGATACGGCGGCCATCAGCAGGCCGAAAGTAGCGACCTGGTTTGCGAGCTGTCGGCGAGCTTGCGCCTCCAGGCGAGCGTCGGCGTCGATGATCGACTGCCGGAACAGGCCGGCGGCCTGCTGGTACGCAGCCAAAGCAACCGGCGTCGCCACGATGCCCTGGTCGCGGGCGGCAGTCAGTCGCGTCAGGTAGTCGGCAAAGTCTCCCACGAGGGCCGCGTGGGGATAGCTAGTCATCCTGGCCACGGACTTGATCTGGTTCGAGTAGCACCAAGCCGCGTTGGAGAACGGCGAGCGCCCGGTGCGCGGGTCGACTGTGACCCGGGCCTCAAACGGCAGTTGTAGCACTGGGTCGAGACACATGTGCGTGACCTGCGTTTCCTGAGCAATGAACGCCCTGGTCGCATCACGCGGCGATGCGCACCCAGCAGCCAATACGCAGGCCAGCACAGCAGAAATTATCTTCCTCATCGCCTCTCCCTAGAACGGCAATTCCGGCTCAGCCAGCACCGGCACTTCTTCCCACTCGATGTTCTCGCCGGCCAGCAACGCGAACAGGTACGGCGCCTCGTCGAACTGCGCATAGGCCCGCAGGCCATTCACCGCCGCCGGGTCGCGCGCCACCAGCATCACGCCCATGCGGAACTGCGCCTGCAACTGGACCAGCAAAGGCTCCGCGAACTCGGCCGCGAGGCGCGATTTCTCGACCAACACCACAGCCATGCGCACGCCGCGCAGGCCCACCACCGCGTAATGCATTAGAAACGCTCACCTTCCCGGCGCACCACGCGCCCGATGATGAGGCAGTCGTCACCCTGGCAAATCTTCCGGCCATACTTGTGCTGATTCGGATTGTCGGACTTCAGCCACCACTGGCCGGCGTCGCGCTCCATGCGCTTGACCACTGGCGCGCCTTCGTAGTTCACAGCGAACACGCCGCCGTCGGTTGGCTCCTTGTCCGCCACGTTGATGATCACCAGGTCGCCTTCATAGAACGTGCTCTCCATGCTCTCGCCGCGCACGCGGATCGCCAGGAGCTTCGAACGGTCGAACCCACGGCGTCGCACCCAGTCGGCGGGAACCATCGTCGTGGTTCCGTCATATGGCTCCGGCTCGACGTCGAACCCACTGATGCCAGCGGACAGGCGCAGGCTGACTTTCGGAATCTGGATCAGCGCAGGATCGGAGTCCTCGACCGGCTCTACCTTGAGGAATGGGCTGGCGGCCGGCGCCTCACCTGAATCGAACACGCCCTGGTCGAAATACAACGGCGGCAGATTCGCCAGAATCTCCAGCTTCCTGGCGGTCTTTTCTGTGAAGGCAGTGCCGTCGCGGAAGGTCTTCGACAGCAGCTGCGCGAGCCTGGACTCGCTGAGGTTGGTTTTGTCGCAAAAGCGCACCCGCTCGCCACCGTAGTCGGAGTCGATCAGGGCGAGCAGACGCTGTTGGCGGTGCTGATACATGTTCATCCGGAAATTATCCCGCACTTTTAGCATCTGATAAATTATCATTTGATTGACTTTGACTTTATCGTTTGATACAGTTGAAGCCATGAAGCTCATCGACTACCTGAACGCAATCCCGGTGGAAGCCCGGGAATCCTTCGCGGCCCGCTGCGGCACGTCGTTCGATTACCTGCGCCAGGTCGGCTACGGGAATCGGGCCTGTTCCGAGAAGCTGGCCATCAATCTGGAGCGCGAAAGCGGCCGGATGCTGACCTGCGAAGAACTGTGCCCGGCGACCGACTGGGCCTTCATCCGTTCGACAGCTCACCCCGGCAAGCGCCGCGCGGTGTCCCCGCCCTGATCCGGCGGCTTTTCGTTTGCCCGAAAAGTTGCTTGTAGTCCATTTATTAGCAGCACCCGAAATCCTGATTCACGAACTAAAAGGAAAAACCATGAAAACCCCACGCGACATCGTAGTGAAGACCCTGCTCAACGCTGATGAGTTCGTGCAGTTCAGCGCCGAGTGCCAGGCAGAGGACATCCCGCAGAGCAAGAAGCTGCGAGACCTCATGAAGGGCTGGCTTGCTGAACGCAATGGTAGCCGCCGACCTCAGCAGGGGGAACGTCCCGGCGCTGGCCAGAACATGGCCATGTTGCTGCCGGGCCGCGCGAACTACGGCGCACGCTCGCACCTTCGTATGCGTCTTTGATGCAGGAGGCGCATGGGAAATCGACCAAGTCATGCAGTCAAACTGAGGCACGAAAATATGAACGACCAAATCCGACCCGCAACGCCCGACGAGAAGATCGCATACCACGCGAAACACATCTGGCGCCCAGCGGACAAAGCGGCCATTGCCGACAAAAGCAACCCCGAGAAACAACGTGCGGAATACTGGGCCCGGCAGCAGCTTCGCAAGGTTTGCGACGAAGCGGGCCAGCCATGACGACCAACATCCTCTCCCCCAAATGGGAAGGCGAAACCGCCGCGCCCATCGACCCCGACACCATCCGCATCAAGGCCGTCCAGGCGCCGAACTTTGGCAACTGGGACGGCTGCCTGTTCATCGGCCAGCGCGCCGACGTCTGCAACCGCGCCAACGCCATTGCCATGGCCGCCGGCGATCCTGACTGCGACCAAGTGCTGCCCGGCCGCCGCACCGTCATCTACGTGCTCGACAAGTCCGATCCGCGCCAGATGCCGCTGATCGAGAAGGGGCATTAACGTGGCACGCGCACGCAACATCAAACCTGGCTTCTTCACCAACGAGGAGCTGGTCGAACTCCCCTTCTCCACCCGCCTGCTGTTCATCGGCCTGTGGACCCTGGCTGACCGCGAGGGCCGCATGGAAGACAAGCCGAAGCGCATCAAGATGAACCTTTTCCCGGCCGACAGCGTAGACGTCGATGCCGCCCTGTCCGAACTCCAGGCATCCGGCTTCCTCACACGTTATGAGGTTGATGGCGAACGCTTTATCCAGGTGCTCGCATTCAGGAAGCACCAGAATCCGCACAGGGACGAGAAGGCTAGTCTGATACCGCCAGTAGGCGGGCACAGTGCAAGCACTGTGCAAGCACCATGCGAACACGGTGCTAATCCGGCTGATTCTCTGATTCCTGATTCTCCGATTCCTGATACCTCGACGGGTTACAGCGCAGCTACTCAACCGGAGTTGCGCGAGGACGAGCAAAACGCGCGCCCTGCCCCTGCCCCGGCAACGCTGCTGAGCATCGAGTTCAACGCCGCCGGCATCCGCACGCAGCCCGCCGACCCTCGCCTGCTCACCCTTGCCGAACAGGGCATTACGCCGCAGACCGTGGCCGCTGCCTGCGCTGAAGCTCGGGCCGCAAAGCCGAGCGAAAGCATCGGCCTGGGCTACGTGCTGGCCATCCTGCAACGCTGGGCTGCCGACGCAGCCAAGGTCCAGGCCGGCGGCGCCGCACAGCCGCGCGCCTCGCCGGGCTACCAGACCGCCAACGACAAAGCGAAAGCCTGGGCCGACAGCCTCACCGGAAAGAACCGAAGCCATGAACCTGACCACCGCACCATCATCGACCTCAACGACGCCCCTGCCCGCAAGCTGGGTTGAGAAGCTGCTGCACAAGATGCTGCTCAGCTACGGCAAGAAGTTCACCGACCAATGGGGCGCCACCAGCACCGACGAGCTGATCGAACACTGGGGCCAGGAGCTGGCCGGCTACCAGCCGCTGGAGATCGCGCGCGGCCTGAAGGCGCTGGAAACGCGCGACTGGCCGCCGACTCTGCCCGAGTTCAAGAAGCTGTGCCGCGCACCGCTCGACCCGATGAAGGCGTACTACGAGGCCGTGGCCGGCGTCCAGGCGCGCGCCGCCGGCGAATATGGCAAGTGGTCGCACCCCGCGATCTACTGGGCCGCCATGCCGCTGTCGTTCGACCTGGGCAGCCAGACGTTCAGCCAGATCAAGCCGCGCTGGGAGGCGGCGCTGAACGAGCAGCTCGACAAGGGCGAATGGCCGGAAATTCCGCAGCCGATGGTTGCGCTGCCGGCGCCAGGCAAGACGCAGCTGAGCCGAGAGGAGGCGGCCAAACGGCTGCGCCAGCTCGGCGCGGCTACGGTCGTCAACGATGGCGCCGGCCGCGATGCCAAACGCTGGGCGAAAGCGATCCTTGAGCGCGCCGCGCGCGGCGACAAGACCCTGCTGCCGATCCAGATCAAGTTTGCGCAAGAGGCCATGGCATGAAAAACGAAGCCCGCCAGCCCTGCGCCCTGCGCGCCCGATTCACGACCAAGGGCCACGAGCAGCAGGCCGCCGCCGGCCTCGGCTTCTGCACCGGCTACGAGGTCTACGTCCGCGCCGACAACCCGCCGACCGTGCTGTTCAAGCCGGCGCCGGCTGGGCAGATCGGCGAGAGGAAGGCGTATCTGGCGCAGCACACGAAGGCAACGCGATCAACGCCGAAGCGGCGCGCGTCTTCGTCGAAGCCGTGATGGAGGCCGCATGATCCGCTCCCCCATCGCCCGCACCGGCACCTTGAAGCCCGCGCGCACCCGCAAGTGCGCGGTCAAGGGCTGCGCCAACCGCTTCCAGCCGCGCAGCATGATGCACAAAGCCTGCAGCCCTGAATGCGCAATCGTCCACACGGCCAAGGAGCGCAAGCGCCTGGACGCCAAGCAGACCCGCGAGCGGCGCCAGGCCGTGAAGACGCGCGGCGACCACATCGCCGACACGCAGGTGGCGTTCAACGCCCTCGTGCGCTACCGCGACCGGGATCAGGTGTGCATCAGCTGCCCCACGGTCCTGGCCACGCTCGCCGACCAGCCCGGCGGCGGCTACGACTGCGGCCACTACCGCAGCCGGGGCAGCGCGCCGCACCTGCGCTTTGACCTGCGCAACGCCCATGGCCAGTGCAAGAAGTGCAACCGCTACCGCGCCGGCAACGCAGCCGACTACCGCATCGGCCTGATCGCGCGCATCGGCCTGGCCGCCGTCGAGGCCCTGGAAGCCGACCAGGCGCCGCGCCACTACACCATCGACGACCTGAAGGCCATGAAAGCCGAGTACGCCGACAAGCTCAAGAAACTGAAGAAAGGACAGCCATGACGAAGCACACCGCCCCCGAAGTGGCCGCCGCCCTGCGCGCCAACCTGCTCGATGCGCTGAAGGACAAGCCGCGCGCCACCCTTACTTTGGCCGTGCAGCTGGGCGTCGAACGCCAGATCGCGTACCGCGCGCTGGTAGGCCTGGAGCAGGCCGGCCAGGTGAAGAGCTTCGCGGACAGGCGCCGGACCTCCGATGGCCCCTCGCGGGTGTGGGCGCTTCCCGGCGTGAAGCCTGAAGCCGAGGCCGCACCGCGCCGCGATCCGCTGGTGGCCGCACTGTTTGGAAATTCGAAGGAGAATGCATGAACCAGCCAGCACAAGAACCAGGCTCCGCGCCAGAAGCAGATACCCCGTTCAACACCGTAATGAAAACTTGGGCGCGCTGGATGACCTTGGTCGATGATCCCCGGCGCTCCGCTGGGCTGTCGCACCCTCAAGACGTGAAAGAATTCATGGCTTGCGGCGAGGCGATCGACGTCATGGTGACCGAGCTTCCCATGCACCAGCGATGGGCGATCCGCAAAGCTTACGGGCTGACGACCGCATGGCGGTTCCCCGAAGTCTCGTTCGTCGATGCTATGCTCGCGGCTGAGGCGATTCTGACCTACAAAATGTTGAAAAATGTTGCCACTAGACGATATTTCCATTAGGATATTCGTGCTAGCAGTCAATATTGCGACTGCGGAATACCAACCAGATCGCTCACTTGGCAGATAGCCCTGGAGCACACGAAGCCCGCGCCGAAAGGTAGCGGGCTTTTTGCATTCCGCACACGAAAGCCAGGCCGCACGCCGAGGCTTCCGTGTGGTGAACGCACGACCAACCAACCGCGCCCGAGTGGCGCACATGCGTTGCGTCTCACCACTACCTGTCTCCTCTGATCGCCTGGACAGCGATCACTTCGCCCGGCTTGCGCAAATCGCAGCCGGGCTTTTTTTATTCCCGAGCCACCATGAGCGACACCAAAGCCAAGAAGACCCGCAAGACTGCGGCGCCGGCTGAGGCCAAGGCGCCAGGGCGGCCGAGTTCGTTCACGCAGGAAGTGGCGGACGAGATTTGCCGCCGCCTCGCACAGGGCGAACCACTCGCGCAGATTTGCCGAGACGACAACATGCCTGCCGTGCGCACCGTGAGCGACTGGAAAAAAGCCAGCGAGGCCTTTTCCGCCGACTTCGTGCGTGCGCGCGAGGAAGGCTTTGACCAGATCGCGGCCGACTGCCTGGACATCGCCGACGAGACCAGCAACGACACGGTCTACGGCGAGAGCGGTGCGCGCGCCAACAGCGAATGGATCAGCCGATCCAAGCTGCGCATCGAGACGCGCCTGAAGCTGCTGGCCAAGTGGGACCCGAAGCGCTACGGCGACAAGATTACCCAAGAGCACGCCAACCCGGACGGCACTGGCTTGTTCACCGGCATTACCGTCAGATTCGTGAAGCCCGATGGAAACCGATGACTTCGCCGACTTCCCCGAAAAGCTCTCCTTCCTGTTCGAGCCGGCGCCGTACAAGGTCGCGCACGGTGGGCGCGGTTCCGGCAAGAGTTGGGGCTTTGCCCGCGCGCTGCTGATCCTGGGTGCTCAGCGACCCCTGCGCATCCTGTGCGCGCGTGAGGTGCAGAAATCCATCGAGGATTCGGTGCACACGCTGCTGAAGGACCAGATCGCCGAGCTTGGCCTGTCCGAGTTCTACGAGGTGCTGGCCTACGAGATCAGGGGCAAGAACGGCACGACGTTCGCCTATTCGGGCCTGGCGCAGCACACCGTGACCACGATCAAGTCATTTGAGGGCGTGGACATTTGCTGGGTCGAGGAAGCGCAGGCCGTCAGCAAGAAGTCCTGGGACGTGCTGCGTCCGACCATTCGCAAGCCCGGCTCGGAAATCTGGATCACGTTCAACCCTGAGCTGGAGACCGACGTCACCTACCAGATGTTCGTCGTGGACCCACCCACAGGCACCGTGGTCGAGCAGGTGAACTTCAGCGACAACCCGTGGTTCACCGACAAGCTCGAGCAGGAGCGTCTGGACTGCCTGCGCACCCAGCCGAAGGACTACGACAACATCTGGGGCGGCGTCTGCAAGCCGGCGGTGGCCGGGGCGATCTACTACGACGAAATGACCGCTGTGGAGACGCAAAAGCGCATCTGCAACGTGCCATACGACCCGATGCTGAAGGTCCACGTGGTGTTCGACCTGGGCTGGAACGACGCCATGGCCATTAGCTTGGTGCAGAAGCACGCGTCGGAGCTGCGCGTCATCGAGTACATCGAGGACAACCGCCGCACGCTCGACAGCTACAGCGCCGACCTGAAGATGAAGGGCTACAACTGGGGCAACGTCTACCTGCCCCACGATGGCGAGCACAAGAACATCCAGACCGGCAAGAGCGCCAAGGAAATCATGGAAGCGCTCGGCTGGACGGTGCGCATCACGCCGAACATGCCCGTCGAGGACGGCATCCGCGTCACCCGCATGGCGTTCGGCCGCATTTACTTCGACAAGGAGCGGACAGCCCGCCTGGTGCAATGCGCCAAGCGCTACCGCCGCTCGATCAACAAGCAGACGAACGAGCCTGGCGCGCCGCTGCACGACGAGTGGAGCCACGGCGCCGACAACCTGCGCTACGTGGCCATCAACGCCGACGACATGCGCAACGAGGAATGGGGCGGCAGCCTCAACTATCAATCACTGGGAATCGTATGACCAAAATGACCGACGACGAGCTGCGCAGCGCGGTCGACCACGAGGTGAGCGAAAGCGCCGCCTGGACTGGCTCCC